CGCCCATAGACGCGGTGACGCCATCCCTTGGGCGAGTTGAGCCGTTTCGGCGCGTTGGCGAAGTTCCGGACCGCCGGTGTCTTGCGGGCTCGGACGCGCACGCCGACGGCGCGCCCGGACAGCTTCGCCTCCGGCCGGATACGCTTCGTCACCGCGCGCCGGAGCGACTCACCGTGAACCGGGATCCCGCTAGTCGGGATCGACATCACGCCCGCCTTGATCTCGACGATGGCGGGCTTGATCGGCTCCTTCAGGTTCTTGATCAGATCCTTCCGGATGGCCTTCCCGTCGGCTTCCTTCCGAAGGGCGCGGCCCAGTCTCAGAAGTTTCTCCTGATCTCCGGTGAGCCGGACCTTTACGGCCATCAGCTCGTGGCGCGGGTGATCGCGCCGGAGGTCGGGAAGGTGACCTCGACCTCAGCCACGTCGCCGACGCTGCCCGCGAGCGGCTTCCACTCCTTGACCAGCACATTCCCGGAGTAGGACGGGTTGTCCGCCCCGACCGACCCACTGTCTGCCCGGACCTCGAAGGTCTGGGGCGTGCGGGTGAGGAACAGCGGCCACATGATCGAGTCGATCTGGGACGCGGCGACATCCTGCTTAAACGTCAGGGCGAGCGAACCGGAGGCGAGCCCGCCGAGCACGGCCTTCCACCCGCTATCGCCGAAGGTCGTGACGTCTTGCTCGTCGATCTCTGCGGTGAGCTCGATCTTCGAACAGAAGTCCGACAAGTCGTTTCCGCCGATGGCCACGTACGAGGCCAACAGCACCATCTTCGCCATAGCACTTCCCCCCTACGCGACGCCAACGGCGACGACGAACAGGAACGATGGGGTGGACCCGGTGATGTCCCAGGTCACCCGCCAGTAGGTGTCGGTCACCGGGCCGTCCACGGTCACGACCTGGGACCCGGCGCCCGACGCTGCCGAGAACGACGCTTGGGTCGTCGGCGAGGTGAACGTGTTGTCGGCCGACGACTCGACCTCGACCGTGAGCGACGGCGTCGAACCGGCGACGCTCAGCACGTGCAGCACGGCGACGAGCTTTTGGCTGGCCGACAGCGCGCCGACCTGAACCTCGTCTCCGTCGCCGTCGGCGGTGCGTGCCGCGCCCGGCGGGTGCAGCACGGTGCCGCGCACGAGCAAGTTCGAGCCCGCCGCTTCGCCCTCCCAGGGCATCGCCTCACCGACGGCGTCGCCGATGGCGTACGAGGTCGTCAGGCCGTGCGTCAGGTAGGCCAGTTCGCCGACGGCGGCCGTGTCCGGGCACACGGTCCACGGGATAGGCTCGCGGCCGTTGACCGCGGTCCACATCTCGCCATCGACCTTGCCGTCGCCCGCCTCCCAGAACCCGGAGGCGCTGATGGTGGTCGAGGCGAGCCCGCCGATGCTCGCCTTCCACCCGCCGTCGGCGAAGGTGGTGACGTCTTTGTCTTCGACCTCGCACCCGAGCTCGACCTGATTCGAGGCGCTCGTGAGGTCGGTCCCGCCCGCGAAGATACGGGCGTTGAGCAGTACGAATTTGCTCATGAGTTCCCCCCGATCACGCGGACGATGATCTCGGCGCCGTAGTAGTAGACCTCGCCGACCTGGTACATGCGGTAGGCCTGCACGCGCTGTACGTGCAGGTCGTCGCAGAGCCCGTCGAGCGCCGGTGCGCCCGGGGCGCCCCGGGCCGACTCGATAGCGGCCTTAATCGAGTACTGGCCTGAACCGGCCAAGTAGCGGTCTAGCGCTTCCTGACCTGCCCGGTCATCGGAGCGCCCCGTGAGCACGCGGCACGTGATGAGCGCCTCGTCGAGCCCGCGGCGGAACGTGCGGTCGAAGTCGATCTCGACCTCACCGACATAGAAGCACGGTTCGGGCACGGAGTCCGGCAGGTAGCCGAAGCAGTTCAGTGACGGAATCGCGTCCCGGACCACGTCGGCGAGCGCCTTCCGGACGGCGCCGATGTCCATCACGCACCCCCGAAGCCGGTCAGGCGGAACGGCTCGACGAGCGCGCGGACGTCCGGGTCGAGGCTGGGAACCCTGACGAGGCCCCACTCAGCCGAGCCCGCCACGCCCTCCGGCGAGTCCTTCCGCCGGTACAGCCGCGACGCTTGCAGTAGCGTCGCCTGCACGATCTGGGCGGGAACGTCCGGCCATCCCCACACCGCGGTGACGCGCACCTTCCCGACGCTCGACCAGAACGGTCGCACGAGCCCGGTGACCGGACGGCCGCGCGCGATCGCGTTGTCCGGCGCCGTCTCATACCCGGTGATCTCGGTCCAGTCGTCCGGCCCGCCGGTCTCCACCTTGAAGCCGTCGAGGTCGGCGACGTCGTCGATCATCAGGAGGTGCGTGCAGTCCTCTTGCCGGACCACTCGGCCGCGAACGGAGAACACCCGCGGAGAGGGTTCCTCGTCGCGGCCGAAGGTCCTGCCGCACCGCTCGTCGATACTGGCGCCCGCCGCCTCGATGGCCTGGCTCAGCAGCACGTCACGGTCAGAGTCGGTGATGCCGAGCGCCGTCTTCAGCGTCGCCAGATCGACATACATGACTCACTCCGTGGTCGGCTTCCGGCGACCGCCCCGGCGGGACCCCGGGCGGGCGGTCGCTTCCTCGACCGGCGACTCGACGGCGACCGGAGGCGCCTGCCGTCGGCCGCGTACGAGCGTCGGTTCCGTGCTGAACAGGTCCGGGCGCTCAAGCACTAGCGGCGCCCGGGCGTCCCACACGTCGCCGCGGCTCAGCGGAGACTGACCGCCGGACCACACGACGACGCAATCGGTCTTCGCGTAGACGACTTCACTCACGTCAGGACTCCTCACCGGGAAGCTGAACCATCGGGACGCGCCCGCCGGGCGCCATGAGCACGAGCCCGGTGACCGCGGCCGTCTGGTCAGCCGCTTCGGCGGCCGTCAGCACGAGCCGGAGGAACCGAGCCTCGCCCTTGTAGCCGATGACGTGCACCGTCTCGGCGTTGTCGGAGGTCACCGCCGGGATTTCCCCGACCAGGAGCCCGGAGGATACGTCGGTCCACGAGCTGCCGTCGGCGCTCGACTGGAGCTTCAGCTCACCGTCATAGGACGCGGTGACCTCGCCAAGCACGACGACGACCATCGATTCGGTGAAGCGGGCGCCGCCCTCCATCCGATCGACGGCCTCGCCGTTGAACGTGTCGTTGTCGGCGTAGGTGTCCGGGCCCAGTGAGACCCGGACAGCCACGTCGTCGTAGATGCTGCGCATCGTCGATCAGCTCGTCTTGTTCTGGAGCAGACGGAAGCCGGAGTCGTTGATGCTGTCGGCACCGACCCGGGCCCACGCGAACCACGCACGCTGACCGGTCGGCACGACGTTGCCGCCGCCCGAGGCGTCGAAGACGTGCGGGATCAGCTCGATCGACATCCCGGCGCGCATCGCGATCAGGTAGTTCGACCAGTCGCCGACGACCATCAGGTTCGCGGACGCCGTACCGGTCGGCATCGAGTCCATGTAGTCGTTCTGGTACAGCGGGCGGCCCTTCAGCCGGGTCACGCCCTCCGCCGACAGGTCCACGGTGAAGCCGCTCGGGTTGTTGCTGCTCCCGAGCTGCTGCACGGCGCCCTCGACGTCGGTCGAGGCCATCCACGCGGCGCGGGACCGGTAGCGAATCGGCAGGGCGGACCACAGGTTGTTGATGTCGCCCGCCGACAGCGTGCCACCGGTGCCGGTCGCGATCTCGACGGTCGCGTTCGCGTCGAGCGCGGTGATGATGCCGTAGGGCTCGTTAGAGCCGGTCCCCACGGTGAACTTCTGGACCAGCAGCTCAGAGAAGCCCTCGGTCAGCAGACGGGACATCTCGGAGGCGAAGCCCGGGTAGTCTTGCTCGACCTCGAAGCTGTAGGGGATGTACCCGTCGGCCCGGTGCGCGACGACCTCCGGCTGAGCCAGGGTCGGGCTGTTGTCGGACGCGTTCGCGGCTTCCGCGCGGAACTGCCACGTGACGCCCGCCGAGCTGACGCCCTTCCACTTGTCCGTCGTGATGGTCTCCACGCGGGCAATCTGGAAGAAGGGGTTCGGGTGACCCTGAGCGGTCAGGATGATCGTCGGGTCGATCAGCACGGGCACCCCATACCCGCCCGCCGCGGGCGTGCCGATGGACATCGCGCGGAACTCCTCGTAGCGGTGCACCGCGGCGATCTGCTCGGGCGACAGCGTCGGCGAGTTGCGTGTCACCAGACGGAGGAACGCCTCGCGGTAGTCCGGGTCCTCCGTGACCAGCAGACGGCGAGCCAGGTAGACGCCGTCGGTGTTGTCGTTCCGGGTCTGAAGCAGCCGCTCAAGCCGGGCGCGCGCCTCATCGGGCACGTGACCGGCGTCGCCGTCGGAACCGAGCACAGCCCGGGCCCGATCGACGGCCGCGCGGGCGTCGAGGCGGGTGACGTCGTCACCGCGAAGACCGCGCTCGACACGGCTTCCCACCTGGAGGGTCGCCCACTTCTTCCGGGACTCGGCGACCCGCTCGCGCCGCTCAAGCTCGACGAGCTGCTCGCGAAGCCCCCTCTCCTCGACGTCGAGGTCATCCCACCGCTTCTGCTGGTCCTCGTCCAGGGCGCACTCTCCGGCGTCCTGATGGATGCTGTAGCGCTCGGCCTCGATCTCGTCCAGCCGAGCCCGGATCTCGTCAAGCGTCATCGCGACGCTCCCTTCGTGATCAGGTACGGATACAGGCGCTCCCGACGCTGTCGGGGCGTGAGCCCGGCTGAGTGGTCGGAGACCGGCTCATGGGCATCAGTCGCGGCTCCACTCGGCTCGCCAGTGCCCGCGGGCGGCTGGCTGGCCGACGGAGTGCGAAGGCTGCGCACGCGCTCGGCGAGGCGCTCGACCCGCTCCGGGTCACGCTCGCGGAGGCGCGCGTAGAAGTCGTCGGTCAGGCTCGCCACGTCGGCCGCGCGCATCCCCGCGGTAGCGGCG